AATGGACAAAAGACTGGAAAGACCAAGGAGAATCGAACAATGTTTCATCGAGTTTGTGGATCAGATGTCGAAGCACGATGGGAACACTTCACGGATGGAACCTACGCCTGGTTTGGATATTGTGAGACATGTGACATCGATGTTACCTGGAGGCCTCGTCAATGACTGAGTATGCTAAACCATGCAAAGTATGCGCTGGATATTATCCAGGGGATTGCACTTGCGATCAAGACATCTGTCCATGCGACGGATGCGTTATACTTCGAGGCGATGAAGAATGAGTGAAGATTATTTGGCACATTACCAACATTCTCGTGAACAGTTTGCTAAGTTTGTTATCGAATCAAAACACAATCCTGATCGTGAAGAATGGATTCAATGGCATGAAATGTTGGGAACTGATGATATGAGAAACCAAATCGATGAATTCGATTATGCAATGCAATCATATGACGATACAGCCGAGCAAGTCAAATTATTGTGGACTTGGGAAAGTGGTCACACTCTGAAGATAAAATGGGAACATACTGGATGGTGGGCTGGCGACGTATTGCACCACTACTATTGTGTAATGCTGCCACTAAAAAATGTAGAACTATTCTTTCCACATGAATTAGTTAAGACAGGGGATACTGAAAAACCAGTTTGGAAAGTTTAATCTTGAATTCTATCTAGTGGATCTACTTCGATAAGGAACTCTGCGAACTCTGGAGCAATACCGTAAGGACCTCTAATCCAGAAGGGAATGTTGTTCGAGATTTCTTCAGGGATCAGGAAGTCTGCAATATCAGCAAATAACTCGAACTCCTCAAGCTTCTCAAGAGCTTCTTCTTTAGTTGGTCTTAGGTCATCATTGACCCAATAGTTAGTACCACCTGTACTTCCACCATCATGATCTATGAAATCTACTGAAGGAACATCAATCGATGAAATTGGTTGACTTGCTTTTTCGTCGTACGACGGAAACAAAGTTGGCAAACTGATTGATTTCATTGTCGCACCTGGTTAGCTAATTCATATGAACGCTTCAGGCGTTGCATGTAAACCAGTTCAGATTCTTCGTCAATGCGTCCAGCAAGTAGTTGTCGTGCTGCTGGAACTACGATGTAAGACAAACCAGCATCAAGAGCACCCACGGCACTAATTTGAACGATACGATAGCAATACAATTTGTCGGCTGCAGTTGGTTCACCTGATTCAAAGCGTTGTGATCTTTGAAGCTGCTGGAAGTTTGGAATCTTGATGGTGCTGTTTTCTGCAAATACTCGAAACAATCCGTATAGAATTGTCTCGAATGTTTCATCTGATCCAAACATACCAGGTCCTTGCATATTTCCAAGGAGGTCAGTAAGCATAACATCATCAACATTAATTGGTGTTGATGTGATTAAATCAAGAACATACAGTGAGGAGGTTGTTGATGTCGCCCCTGGTAACATGCGGTAAACACCAGGGTCCTGAACACCAACCGCGGAAGGGAAGAATGTCAATGAATCCATCGCGTATCCAGATAAATCGAGTTGAGTTTCATGAAAGAAGCCTGTGTTACTGGCTAAAGGAGACCAACCAGTTTGAACAGTACCAGGAGAAGGGACCCAATCGGTCCCACCCATGTAAGTAAGGGTGAGTGATGGGTGCATTGCTGCAAGTCGTCTACTCATACTCACTTCTTACCACCTTTCTTTTTTGGTCTTGTTAGATCAGGAAGCTCTGTTATCATATTACCACTTACTTTTTGTTTGCTCGCTTGAAGGCTTTGGACATTCTTGCAAGGTCGAGTCGTCCTTTCTTTGGTCCTGATTTGAATTTGATGTGGTTACTTGGAGACTTAAGGTATCGTTGCCAACTGCTAAGTTTACGCTTCGTTTTTGTAGCCACTTTCTTGCCTTTCGATACTGTGTCCCTAACAGCCCTAACACTACGCTCAGCAGAACCAAGTAGTTCTCTGAGTTCATCGAGAGTTCCCTCTATGCGTACCATCGAAATCAACCTCAGTTGTCAGAGGCTGTTGATTGAATTGCAATTGCCATCCAGTCCTTAGATCCAAGTTTAACAACACGGCATCGGATACGGGCAGTGATGAAGAGATCGTCGCCACCGATAGCAGCATTGTCAACTCCACCAACAAGATACATTGTATCATTGACAACCATAAATGCTTCAGACATTGCTGCTGGTCCGTAATTATCTGGGAATAAATCAGTGACATGTGATGCGACGTTGTTTCCAAAATCGATGTTTACACACCCTGATGCAATTAGAGACTGATTGTCAGCTCGAACAAAACCAGTTCCAGGGTTAAGATCGGTAAGTTGTGCAGTAATTGCACCGTCTTGAGTTACGAAGCCTTTGACTGATGTTGCGAAATCCGCACCACATTGGTACACAAGGTCAACTGATTCAACAGCAATGGCTTGTCCAGTTGCTACGTTGACGTATGCGCCCAAATCTAATGAGCCTTGTATTCGTGTTCCACTTGCTGAAGCAGCAGGAAGTGTGATCGTTTCGGTTAAGTAAAAGGAGCCTGTTTTTGCGGTCGCCATACAATAAGCGAACATGTTCGTGCCTTTAATCATTTGCAGTCCTATCTTTGCGGCGAAGCCGCCCAAAAGCAGCGCCACTACCAATAACAGCAGTTGGATAGTCATCCCACTGCTCCCACCCGTTGCTAACTAGCCATAGGATATAGGGCTTGCCCGTTTTTTTCTTGGACTATGTATATATGTGATTACTGATACGACGATTCATGCGGAATAAAATGATAACGCTATGCCCGACATCATACGAACTCTCAAAGAAGATGCCTAATTTTAGTGCATGGGTTCGTCAGATGGTCCTAGAAAATGGACAAAAGACTGGAAAGACCAAGGAGAATCGAACAATGTTTCATCGAGTTTGTGGATCAGATGTCGAAGCACGATGGGAACACTTCACGGATGGAACCTACGCCTGGTTTGGATATTGT